GGTTGTATAAAAGCATTATAAAATCGATATTCTACAACCTTTTTACTACTACTTAAAAAACTACAACCTAAATACCATAATTTTTAAAAAAATGGTAGGGTAAAAAAAGTACCCTAAAAAAGATTTTTAAAAAAACATAAAATGCCATTACCAAAAATATAAAAAAGGTAATGAGATGTCAAAAACTCTTGGACAGCAATACGATTCAATATTAATTCAGATTGAAAAAGCTCAAGAATCGCAATCTTATCAAACTGGTTCAGGTGAACAACTTACGCGTGGACAATTATCAACTTTATATGCTGAGAGAAATAGACTTTTAGAAAAAATAGAACGATATGGTAGAAACTATATTGAAGGTCAAAATACATCACCTGTTGGTGATACTGCTTATGTGAGTTTTGTGTAATGAATAAAATAGCTAGAACTGTTTTATGGGCTTCAAATGTACTAACTCTTGGTGCAGTTGCAAAAGTTTATGAAAGAGCTTTTTTTGAAGGTGCAAAACAAACTAGACTAAATAGAGATTTTAATATTTCAAATAATCATTTTGAATTACAAGCTTCATCAGATAGAGATATGTTAAGAGCAAGAGCTAGATGGTTAAGCTCAAACAATCCTATATGTAAAAGCATAGATAGATCAATAGTTAAAAATGTTATTGGTAGTGGAATATCTTTGCAGTCAAGAATAAACAAAAATGAAGTAAAAAATGCTGAAGAATTAAACAATCAAATTGAAATTTTGTGGAATGAGTTCATACAAAAGCAAAACTTTGACATAACAGGAAGAATTTCTTTTAGAAAGTTTCAAAAAATGCTCTTAAAAGCAAAATTAGTTGATGGTGAATCTATCATAAATTGTGTTTGGACAAATGATAAAAAATTTCCATTGAAATTTCAACTTGTAGAAGTTGATCAATTTGATACTTCAAAAACTAAAGATGGTAAAAACACAATTTTTAGTGGAGTTGAAATAGATAGTTCTGGTAAACCAGTTGCTTATCATTTAAAAACTGAAATAAACAGTTTTGCATCAAAAAGATTTGAGTCTAAAAATATAATTCATTTTTATGATTCAGAGAGAGCTACTCAGTATCGTGGAATATCTGATTATGCACAAACTATAAATAATATAAAAGATTTTCAAGCTTACAACGATAGTGAAATCATCAAAAATAGAATTTTGGCTTCTTTTGCAACATTTATAAAAACTTCAAATGTAGGTGGAAATCTTTTTGGAGATAAGCAAACTGGACAAAAACAAGGAAGTGGTGATCCAATCAAAGAGATAACTGCTGGAATGATTAAATATTTACGACCTGGTGAAGAGGTTCAAAGTATTCAATCTAACCAATTGGGAAATAGCTACAACGATTTTATAAAAAACACTATTAGAATAATAGCAGCTGGTAGGGATATATCTTATGAACTAGCTATTAGAGATTACTCTCAAGTAAATTTTTCAAGTGCAAGAGCAAGTTTAATTCAGGATAACAAAAGATTTGATGATGAACAAATGTTGTTAGTAGAAGATGCATTTAATCCAATGTTTGAAATGTTTATGGATAGTGTTATTTTAAGCGGTGCATTGAAACTCCCAAATGACTATTGGACAGATAAACATAAATATATAAAACATGTTTGGATTATGCCAACAAGGGAGTGGGTAGACCCACTAAAAGACATAAAAGCTATTGAATACGAAATAAAACTTGGACTTAATAGTAGAACTAGAGCAGCTGCTGGTAAAGGTAGAAATTATGAGGACATTTTAGATGAGCAAATTCAAGAAGAAAAAATGATTGCTGAAAAAAGAAAAAAAGCTGGACTTGAACCAGTTGTAGTTGAAGAGTAAATTTCCCGTGGGAAAATTTAATAAAGGAGGAATTGTGCTAAAGAAAAAAGAAGATATACAAAGAAAATTGTCAGGTTTCGATACTCAAAGAAATTTTGTTGTTGATAAAAACGCAATAAATATTGAAACTAGAACTATATCTTTTATTCTTGTTTCTGAAAAAAATGAGGGTGAGAGATATGATTGGTGGACGGATGAAGTTTTCATTGAAAAGTTAGATGTAAATGGTGCTAGATATGAGAGATTAAAAACATTTTTCAAGGATCATAATCGTTCAGTAGATTCTGCTATTGGTAGAGTTGAAAATATAAGACTAGAAGATGGAAAGCTAAAAGCTGATGTTGTTTTTGGAACAGATGAAGCTAGTGAAAAAATCTTTAGAAAGTATGTAGATGGGATTTTAACTGATTGTTCAATTGGCTACAGAATTTTAGCTACAAAAATCGAAGAGAGAAAAGGTGAACCAACACTTGTAACTGTAACTGAGTTCGAGATATTTGAGCTTAGTGCGGTGGGAGTTGGTTTTGATAAAGGTGCGACTGTAGGTCGTGAATTAAATTTAAATAAAGGAGATGATTCTATGAATGAAGAATTAAGAAAAGAGTTGGAGCAATTAAGATCTTTAGTTGATGGTTTAACAGCTGAACAACAAAGAAGAAAAGATGAGCTTGAAAATATTGAAAAAGAAGCACAAAGAGCTTTAAATTTACAAAATGAGCAAAAGAGAACTTCTGAAATTATGGATTTAGCAGCTGCTGGACATCTTACTTTAGAAAGAGCATCAGAGTTTGTAAAAACTGGAGTTGCTATTGATGAAGTTAGAAAAGCTGTAATTGATGAAAAAACGAGAGTTTCTCAAGTTGTTGTTGCTGGGACACCAGATAAAGATGTGATGGTAAGACATATAGAAGATTCTATTTTGTCAAGATGTGGAGTAAATGTAGATTTAAAAGATAATAGCTTTAGAGGTGCAACTTTATCTGAGATGGCTAGATATCTTCTTGGTGTTAATAGTATGGATAGAGCTGAACTTGCACAAAGAGCTATGAGTAATGATCAATTTAGTTTATTGCTTGGAAATATTGCAAATAGAGTTCTAACAACAAACTTTGAAGAGCAAGAAGGCACTTACCACTTGTGGACTACAAATGTAGATTTACCTAACTTTAAATTACAAACAGATGTTGGAATAAGAAATCCAAATGGAAGACTTTCTAAGCTTAAAGAAAAAGGCGAGTTAGAAAATCTTGAGTTAGATGAAAATGGACAAGCTTGGAAGCTAGAGAGTTTCGGAAATAAATTTACATTTACAAGACAAATGCTAATCAATGATGATTTGGGAGCATTTTCAAATATTGTTGCTGAGTTTGCAAGAATGGCAAAAAGAACTGCAAATGGTATTGTTTATGATTTATTACAATCAAAAGGTGAATTTTCAAGTTATAAAATGAGTGACAATAAAACTTTATTCCATACAGATCATAAGAATATGGACAATGGAGTTGCTTTAAGTAGTGAGTCTCTAAGTGCTGCAAGAACTAGAATGAGAAGACAACTAGATGGTAAGACTGCTTTAAATATTAACCCTAAATATTTAATAGTAAGTCCAGAAAACGAAACAATAGCTAAACAACTATTAACAAGTGAATCAAATCCAACTTCTTCAAATTCAGGTGTTGCAAATATACATAAAAACTCTTTTGATTTAATTATTGAAGCTGAGTTAGATGCAAATCCTTGGTATTTAGCAGCTGCTAGAAGAACTATTAAAACAGGAACACTTGCTGGAACTGGAGGACAACCAATAGTTCAAGAGAGACTTAGAAGTGGTGGTGGAATTGAATACGAATGTTTATTTGATTTTGGTGTTGTAGCAGAAGACTTTAGAGGTCTATATAAAAATTTAGGAGCATAAGATGAGTGTACAAAAACAAGCAATTGAAAAATATGATGGAAGAGTAATCCCTTACACTTGCACGAAAGAGGTGACAGTTGGTGATGTGATTCCTCTTGGTGTAAGCATGATAGGTATTGCTGTAAATAGTGGTTTAATTGGAGAAGAGATTTCAGTTGAACTTGAAAAAGTTTGGACTATTAAAGCAAAAACAACAGATGTAATTGCTGTTGGTGATGTTCTTTATTGGGATGCTGAAGCAAAAGAGCTTACAAAAGAAGATGAAGATAATGTTTATGCTGGAAGAGCAATGAGCTCTAAAGCTGCTGTTGCTGGAACAGTTGAAGTAAAACTAAATGTATGATTCTTAGAGAAGCAATGAAAGCAGATTTATCAGTATTTTACAATACAGATGAATTTGCTAAAAAGTGTATTTTTAGAGGTTTAGAAGTTTCTGTTAGGATATTAAAACCTGTAGAGTTTTTTGAAGTTGATTTTGAACATATCAAAGGAAGAGTTCAAGATTTTCAAAATATAGAAGAAGGTGAAATTTTGAATATTGAGGGTAAGTCATATTCAATAGCTAATTTTAATATAGAAGATGATTTTGAGATTAGAATCGCATTAAAGGAAGAAAATGACTGAGCAAGAAGCTGAAAATAAAATAAAATCATTTATTCCTAGCAGTATAAAACAAACTACTATTGAAGTTGTTAAAAGAGAATCAATTTCTAGATTAGAGCATACTTCTACATTTGCAATTATCTTTAAACATACAAAAGAAAATGCACTTTTGATGGTGGATGTTGCTAAAAAATTAGCTTTATCTGAACCTAAATTAAAATTTGATGGTTCAGAAGTTGATGAAAAATTCAATATTGAGCACACAGCAGTTTTTATAACTGCAACAATTAAATAAATTTCCCGCGGGAAAAAGAGGTAAAAATGAAAGTTGAAGCATTAAAACCTTTGAACTACAAAGGTAAAACAGTAAAAATAGGTTCAATTGTAGAAATTGAAGATGTTGCTGCTAAAAAGCTAATTGATAAAAAAGCAGTTAAAGAAGTAAAAAATGAAACTAAAAATTTAACAGGAGATCAAAAATGAGAACAGAAGGTAATAGATACATCGGCGGTGGAAAAATCTTATTTACACCATTAAAAAAAGATGGAACACTTGGTGAGGAGTTTGAAATAGGTGAATGTCAAAGTGGTGAGTTATCTTTTAATGTTGAAAAAAAAGATGCCTTCTCAAAAGATAGAGTTATTAAACAACTAGTAGAGCAAGTTGTAACAAATATTGATGCAACTTTTAAATTTACAACACAAAAACTAAACACTGAAAATTTAGTTTTAGCAAAAATGGGGGTAAAGGAAGAGATTACTTATGATATAGGTGACACACTACCAGATGGTACTGTTGCTACAAAAGCAGGAACTTACACAAAAATAAAAATGGCTGAAAATCCTATTCAAAATGGTCAAATTAGATTTATTGGTGATGAGGATGGTGCAAGCAAACCAGTTCTTGTTTTATATAGTGTTGCATTAGCACCTTCAAGTGGATTTAACTATTTTTCAGATGAGTTTGCAACATTAGAGTTTGAAGCAGCTGTATTAAAAACAGATGATGGATATGGCGATGAGTATTGGATGGAAGTAGGAGAGTAAGATGTCTAAACTAAATCCACTTAAAACAAAACACGATTTGCAAATTGTAATTGATGACAAGCCTTATAATATAACTTATAAGGCTATGAATAAACATATTATGGCTGAACTAGATGAGTATAGAAATACTAGCTCTTTGAAGTATCAAAATGTTGATGAAAAAAGATTAGAGCTAAAGGAAGCTCTTGAATACAAAAAATTAAATGAAGAGATTTTAAAAGATGTAGATTTAAAAAATAGATCATCTATTTTACTTGAACAAAAAGAGCTTGTGAAAAATATCTTTATTTTAGAAAAAGAGATTAAAGAGTTTGAAAAAGAGCTAGAGAGTATTAATGATGCAATTGAAGATTATAGTAAAAAGCAGTTTGAATTAACTGTTACAGGAGAAGGAAAAGTAGAGTTAGTAAAAGCAATAGAAAATGCTGGAATATCTTACTCTGTAATCAATAACTATATTGTAAATGCTTTACAAGAGGCTATTGAAAAAAAGTAATTAATGTAGTTAATTACTTCAAATCTTTAGGAAAAGACAATGGAATCTTTTCCTTTAAATTAAAAAGTGATTTTGAAAGAGTTATTGCTCATGTTTATGCATTAGCAAGAAAATCAAATGGATTTGGAATAGAAATAGAGTATCAGGTAGTAAGAGATTGTTGTGATGGTTGCTGTGAAGATGCACTTGAACTTTACAGAATATTAAAAGATATAAATCAAAAAGTAATAGGCTAGGATAAAAATGGCAAAAGATGTAAGAGTAAGAATAAAAATTGATTCAGATAGTCAAGAACTTATTGTTATGAATAACGAAGTTAAAAAGCTTGGCAAAGCTTTTAATGAGAGTGATTCTTATGCCAATACTTTTTTAAATCGAATAGAAAAAATTGCTGGTGCTTATATTGGATTTCAAACACTAAATAACACTCTTGGAAATATTATTAGAACTGGAATAGAGTTTAATTCTCAACTAGAAACTATGAAAATAGGAATAGGTTCTTTAATATCTGTAAACTCAAGTAATGTTACTTCAACAGGAAAAACAATTTCTGCTTTAGAAAAATACAATATGAGTATAAATAAAGCAACTGAAGTAATTGATATGTTAAAAATAGCAAATAAAGAGACTAGTGCAACACTAGAAGAGCTTGTTGTTGGATTTCAAGCTACAGTTGCACCAGCTTTAAGTGCTGGATTAAGTATAAAAGAGACAATAGAATATACAAAACTTATGACTCAAGCAGCTGGAGCAATGGGAATACCAATGAACCAATTATCTCAAGAGCTTAAATCTATAGTTGCTGGAACTATAGATTTAAATTCTGTTATCGCATCTAACTTAGGAATCACAAATGAAGAGATTAGACTAGCAAAAGAAAAAGGACAATTGTTTATTTTTCTTGAATCAAAATTAAAAGATTTTGCTTTAGCTGGACAAGATGTTCAAAACTCTTTGGTAGGTATAAAATCAGAACTAGAAGATAACTACAATGAATTTGCAGCACAGTTTATGAAACCAGCACTTGATAATTATACAAATATTTTATCAAGCTTGAATGACACTTTAAAATATTTGAATGATAATAACTACACAATAAAGACTTTAGCTGATGAGTTTATGAAACTTACACTAGCTGTTGGTTCAGGAGTTGTTGCATATAAGAGCATGAATCTTACAATGGACCTGTTCTCTAAAACATCTACAATATCTAGATTAACAACTGCTAGATTAACTGCATCTTTAATAGTACAAACAGCAATTACTAAAACAACTACTCTAGCAACACAAACATTGAACATAGCATTAAGATCAATACCTTTTTTTGCAGTTACAGGAGCTGTATATGCTTTGACATCAGCTTTTACAAATAATGCTGAAAAAGGAAAAGTATTACAAGATGTTTATAGTAGTACAAGTGATGAATTAAAAAAACTTACAAAAAATCAGTTAGAGTATAGAAAAGAGCTTGTTGAAGAGGAGCTTATAAAAGCTAGACTTAATAGAGCTAATGCTCTTGCTAAGGTTGCAAAAACTGGAAGTGCAAAAGATAGATCTGATGCTGATGATGCAATAGCAGAATTTAATATTTTACAACAAAAAAGCAGAGAAATAAAAAGAGCTTTAGAAGATATATCTCTACCAAAAATAGATAAAGCTGGTGAGCTAACTAGTTTAAACAAACAATCAGATGCTACTTCAAAATCAATAGAAAGTCTAAATAAAGCATACTTAGATATAGCACAAATTGGAATGAGTGAATATCAAAAAACTCTTTTAGGAATTACTACACAAACTCAAAACTGGATAGATGCTGGTGTAGATATAAATTATGCATTAGATGCTCAAAGTAAATTGATAGATGAGTTAAATTCAAAAGTTATTAATGATTCAATAAATGAGGATTTATCATATTATGAAAGGTTAGTTCAATTAAAAACAGATTCAATAGAAAAGGAACTTGAACTAGCAAGTATTGCTCACACTAAAAAAGCTTTGGATATTCAAAATTCAAATAAACCTATTGAAGATAAAGAGAGATTACTAGAGTTAGAAAATCAGATTTTTTCAAAAACGATAGATAGAATAGATACAGAAAATAATATCAAAAATATTGATGAGAATTTTGAAACATACAACTCAATGCTTGAGGCACAACTTAGACTTAACGAAGCAACTAGTAATTGGAATAATAATCTAACAGGAACTAGTGCTGCACTAGCTGATGTTAGCACTGCTATGGCAAAGCTTGGAAAAGTAACTCTTGTAAATTTACAAGAAGAGGCTAAATTAAAATCTAAATATGAAAAAGATAGAGAAAAATATAAAGGCAATGCTACAAAACTTCAAGAAATAGATTTGAAGTATGAAAAAGATAAAGGTGAACTAGAAAAAAACAATACAAATGCGATGCTAAAAGGTTATAGTGATTTAGCTGGAGCTATGAGTACACTTTTTAAAGATGGAAGTAAAGAACAAGCTGCATTTCAAATAGCTCAAACTTCTTTAGCACTGATTGAAGGTACAAGAGCAGTTTTAAGTGCTGGAACTGGTGATCCATACACTGCACCAGCTAGAATGGTTGCTATGGCTGCAATGGTAGCACCACTACTTAAAAATATTGGTGTTATGTTTGGTATGAACAAAAATAGTGAATCTTGGGATGAGTTTTCTAAACAAGAGGCTAATATTGGTGCTGGTAGTCTGCTTGGTGATAGTAAAACAGCAAGTGATAGTATAAATAATAGTTTAGAATCATTAGCAGATTATGCTAAGCCACAGTTTCAAGTTCTAAAGGATATGAATAAAGCTGTACAAAATATCAATGCCAATATTGTTGGTGTTACAAGATTGCTAATAAGTAACTCTGATTTTGCGATGGGTAAAGATTTTGTTGGGCTTGATACAGGTTGGAGAGACAACTCTTTTTCAAAAGCTTTTCAAAGTTTCGATAATGCTATTGGTGATGCATTAGGAAAAGATTTAAAAAAAGTTTTTGATGTATCTGGGTTTGGATTAATCAACAAAGGACTTGGAGCTATTGCTGGTGGATTGTTTGGTAAAAAATCAACAACAATTTCACTTCATGACAGTGGACTTACTTTTGATGCAATGAATTTAGAAGATGCACTAGATGGAATAATTGGAAGACAATATCAAGTAAACAAAAGAGTAGAAAAAAAGAAATCGGTATTCGGAAGTTCTAGTAAAACATACTATGACTCATATTTTCAAGCTTTAGATGATGAAACTAGCAGACAGTTTACTTTGGTTCTAAACTCTCTATACGATACTGTTTTAACTAGTGGTGAAGCTTTAGATGTTGCTTCAAATGAAACTGCAAAAAATCTTAGCAGTTTTGTAGTAAATCTTGGAAAAATATCTTTAAAAGATAAAACAGGTGCTCAAATTCAAGAACTTTTAGGAAATGTATTCTCAAAACTAGGTGATGATTTAGTAAAAACTGCTTTTCCAGCTTTAACTGCATTTCAACAAATCGGTGAAGGTATGTTTGAAACTCTTCAAAGAGTTGGAATAGGAATAGAAGAGAGTAAGTATTACATAAAGCGACTTGGTGCTGATTTTGAGAGTATAAACTATCTTGATATAAATAATAAGCAAGGTAATGTTGGATTTGAAGCACTATTTCAATCAATTACTAAATTTGAAGAGGCAACATTTCCACTAAACAATAATCTAATGTTGATTATTGATGGATTAGAACTAACAGCTGAAGAGTTGTTTGAAATATATACAAACCTTGATGAGTTAAGAGATAGACTTATCTATTTAGGTCATGACTATCAAGGTTTATCAAATGATATGATAACTGGTGCTGGAAGTGTAGGTGCTTTAAGTGATGGTTTCAATGATTTCTTTGATAATTTCCTATCAGATGAAGAGCAATTACAATTTAAAACAGAGCAGCTAAGAGAGAGTTTTGAAACTCTAGGCTTAGCACTACCAAATTCAAAAGATGAGTTTAGAGGACTTCTTGATAGTATGGATTTGACAACTGCAAGTGGTCAAGAGCTATATGGAAGATTGATAATCTTGTCAAAAACATTTGCAAAAGTTTCGGATGAAACAACAGCAGCTATTGAAGAGTTAAATAGTGTAAATCTTGATAGCTTTATAAATTCAATTGATAGAATCTCTGGAACTTTAAATAGCCTAAAAGATACAGCTCTTGGATTTATAAATAGCTTTGATACTTCATCTACAGATTTAACAGCTAATTTAATTCAATATAATCAAAAAAGAGCAGAATTTGAGAGTGCTTTTGAAAATGGAAGTTTAAAAGATGATGCTGATTTAAACAAAGTTAAATCTGTATATCAAGAATTGGCAAATCTATCAAAAAATATTGCAACTGCTGATGATGATTTAAAATATAGTTTGATAAATCAATTTCAATCAGATATAGAAGATTCTGATTTTGCAAATGATGTTTTAAAAGTATCTATAGTTGATGGTTTAAAACCAATATTAGATTTAAGTAATCAACAAACTCAAATCTTAACATCACTTTTTAATGGAACTGCAACTAGTAGTGATTTATTTGATCAAATAGCAGCTTATTTAGATTTTAAATCTACAGATACTTCTTATGATGAAGTTGCACTTACAATGCTTGAGAGATTAAGTTCATATATGAGCTTTGATATTAACAAAATTTTAGAAGATATAAGAGTTCAAGCTTCAAAAAATAAACTATTAAGTCTTAACTCATTTGCTGTTGGAAGTGCAAATATAGAGTATGACCAGCTTGCACAAATCCACAAAGGAGAAGTAATAGTTCCTAAAACATTTAGTGATGGATTAAGAGCTGGAAATATTACTTTAGGTGATAACAACAACATAGTAAAAGAGATAAAAAATCTTATAAATATCAACATTCAAGGATTTAATGAAATCAAAAAAATGAGAAAAGAAATTGAAGATATAAGAGAGGCTATATAGATGTTAGTAGTGCCTAGAGATGAAGTAGTAGTATTAAGTTCAAATGTTCCAGAGATTGAAGATGGAATTGAAGTTTATGAGCCTGAAAAAATATATAACCTTGGAGATGTTGTTCAAATGCAAGATTGTGTATTTGAGAGTATCAAAGATGAAAATGATTCAGCTCCTATAAGAGAACAAAACAGTCTGGCTTGGCTTTATAAAAGAAAAACAAACAGATACAAAGTTTTAGACTCATATATGAATACTTCCACATCAATTGATAATGAAATGATTTACGAGTTTGCTGTAAACGATGTTGACACTATATGCTTTTTTGGACTTATAGCTGAGAATGTAAAAATAGAGATATTTAACAGTGATGATGAGTTGGTTTATGAAGATCAAAAAACAACCTATACAAGATATGTGAGCAATTGGTATGAATGGACAGTCCAACCAGGGACTTATAAAAGAATTATATATTTTAGAAATGTTCCAAACTTTTATCAAGCAAGATTAAAAGTAACACTGAGTTTACAAGGAGGAGTTGTATCTTGCTCTCACATTGTTTATGGAAAAAGTATTGACTTTGGAATGACACTAATTGATCCAAAACCAACTTCATCTATTAGAAATCTTGTGGCTAGAGAGAAAAATAAAGATGGAATTGTAAAAGTATCTAACTCTTTGATTTATAAAAGAGTTACTTTAAACATATTAATTGATACTTCAAGAGTATCTGAAATACAAGCCTTTCTTGAAGAGAATAGTATTGAACCAATGTTATTTATAGGAGTAGAAAAAGATGATTATGATTGTTTAACAGCGTTTGGATTTTACAAAGATTTTGAGCAACCAATTGGACTAGATTATAGTCAATACCAAATTGAAATAGAAGGAATCGTATGACAAATGAAATAGAAGAAATACCTAGCTTAACACTCTTTGATGAGAGTAGAACAGCTAAAGAGGGCACAAAAGAGTTTAGAACAAATGCAGCTTATAGTTGGATTTGGTTAGCAGAGCATACTAAAGAGCTGAATAGTGCTTTGATTAAATTTAACAATATGGTTGTTAAAACTTTTGAAAAAGCTGATGATATAAATATAGATGCTGAAGCTATAGAAAAAAATATTAAAGATATTGAAGATAATTCAAAGCATATTGGTGAAATTGTTGCTGATATAGATTTTAAATTTGCTTCATTAAAAGAGGCAAATCAAGCTACAAGAGAGAGTTTAGGTTTAGAGAATATAGACAATACAAGCGACCTTGACAAACCTATCTCAAATGCAACAAAAGAAGCTTTGAGTAATAAATTAGATGACAATATCTTGATAGTTGAAGGTGATTTTGTAGTACCAGATGATGAAGAGTTTGTAGTAAAAGATTTGCTATATACAGGCTTTTCACAAGATGTACAAGATGTACAAGCTGGTGAATATAGAGATTTTGCTATGCCAAATCCAAAAGGTCGATGGTTATTTTGTGATGGTAGATCATTAAGTAGAACAAAATACAAAGAGCTCTTTGAAGCCATTGGTACAAGATATGGAAAAGGTGATGGAGTAAATACTTTTAATATTCCAGATAGAAGAGGACTATTCCCTAGAACTTTAGATGCTGGTCATGGTATGGATGAAGATTCTAGGAGAGAACTTGGAAGTTATCAAGTAGATGAGTTTAAAGCCCATACGCACTTTAGCCAAGGAGGGACATCAAATAATTGGGGTCCTGCGACTGGAGTGCATGCTCCTTTTTCAATTACAGGTTCTAGAGAGACTACAGAAACAGGTGGGCAAGAAACAAGACCAAAAAATATAAGTGTTTACACTTGTATCAGATATTAAGAATTTAAATTAAAATAAAAGGATAAAAGAATGGCAAATT